CAGTTGGTAAATCAGATGTAACAACATCACCTGTGAATATATTAATTGTAACGTCAAAGTCTAAACCCATTTGAGTAAGACCAGTAACAGTCAAATAATCAGTTTCATTTGTATCACGTATAAATGTACCTGAGCCGGTAAACCATTCTGACCAATCACTAGGTGAAAAAGAAAACTTCAATCCGGCACTTTTCTCTTGTACTACAAAAAATGGAACACCACGGTTAGTAACTCGATTATAAATAACTAAATTACGTGTTTCATCTTCCAATGAAGGAGAGAGCATTGGTTGAATAACATTTAGCCCCGTGCTTATAAGTACAAACTGATGACGCCACCACCCTGCAAAATAGCCATCATCTTCATACCGGATTGAAGTTTGAAGCACGCCACCTAATAGTTTCTGTCTGTTATATGTAAACAATGGCTGATCAGCTGGAACAAACATATCATTCATATTGACATCAAGAGGAGAATCTAAAGGTATATTAAACTCTTGTTCACCGACCATCTTTTACAGGACACTCCTCACACTTAAATCAGAAGCTTCAATTACCCATGATTTCACAATTGTATCACTCCCATTTTAAGATCATCAACAAAAGCTTCAACCATAAATTGTTCTATTGTATCAGGTATAGAGATATTAAGAGCTTCTAGTCTTACCATCGTTATTGCACACATTGATTTTACACTAGCTTTATCTACGACATAAGACAGATTATTAAATGTCAATTCACCCTTTAATATCTGTAAGACACTACGAGCTATAGCCATTTGAATATAATCAGGTTCCTCAGGTGTAGAAGCAGCTTTGTTACCCAAAGGATCAGTTACAGTGACTGGCTTTAAATCAATCACTGAGTCATTTATTAACTGGTGTACGCTTTGCCACATAACATTTTCAGGCTCAGTAACTGAATTATAATAAACACGTGTTTTAAATAAGTCAGCAACAAAATCGGCTTTACCCTGCATCTGAGCTTGAAATACTGTGTCACGATTCTGGTCTAAAGCTACAACTGCAGCTGCAGATCTTATATTTTCATAGTCAAAAGATACCTGTTGAATACCTGCTAATTCATACATCTCAGTTTTAAGTTCAGTCTTAGTTGCATTTAACTGAGCATCAATAGGTGTAGGATTGATAACAGTCATTAATGTATCGATGGATCTACTACTATCAACATACAAAGCCTCACCAGTTCCATTAGTTATTGCTTTCATAGCCAAATCAACATCACTATTAAAAACTGGCACTGAACCTTTATACATCCTTATGAGTTGTTGAATCTTAGCATTTACACGATTCATCTCACGTTGAGTAGGGTACAAAAGATCGAAAAGTGAAGTAGCAGTAACACGACTAAATCCAGCATCCCAACCAAAAGTGACCATTTGTACTTTGTCGAAATTGTAAATAATATCTGGAAGAGTTTTACCTCCAATAGTAATAACACAACGTTTGCCAGGACAATCAAAATACATTTTAAAGTCAACATGATCTTTTCCTTCTGTATCATCGACAATAGCTTTACGTATATCATTTGGAACATCAGCCAAATAAGGTACTAAAGATGTGACAGGAAAATTATAGTTACGGTATAAAACCTGCTTAACATCACTAGCTGTGAATTGTGATTCAAACATACCAATCTCATAATCATTAGCTTTAACAAACTGATGTGTTACTGGATCAATAAATACATGAGAAAAACCTATAATAGAAGCATCGTGGAATACTTCCATGACCATGCGATTTAGTTTATTATCACGAACATATTTACGTATTAGTCTTTCAACTTCATCTCTATAAATAACATACTCAAGTGTTGGTACATCAGCTATTAGAGCGGGTTCAAAACTAACAGTACCTATACGACTCACTATCTGGTCTGTTATTTGTTTAAGATAATTGCTAGACAAACCTGTGCCTGTATCAGTTCTCTCTTGATCCATAGTTGTAAAAGCTGGTACATTATAAGATGATGTTATATATGAAGATGATCGTAGAGCAGGAAACAGTTTGTTATAAAAAGCGCAAATTTTTAGATACTCACGACTGTATTTGGTTTCAATCATGGCATTAAGTTTTGAATATTCAGATCTTATATCTTCAGGTAATATCCATTCTTCAGATCTTTGATCAGACGGATATTGAGCAGGTATATATTGACCACTGGTCTTTTCAAGCACATAGTTCGCTGCTGTTATAGCCATTATTTTTTTCCTTTATAACCATTAGCATAAGCTGCACGCATCTGTTTAACAGCTTTCTTTTTACTTTTATACGTCTTACCTTTGTTTCCCCACTTATAACCACTCTTCGTTTTCTTAATCGGCATCAGTATTTCCTCGATACAGCATCAATAAGATGTTTAGGGCTATATATAATCTTAGTTAATGCATCACTAATGTATGGTATTTTTTCTATTCTATCTACCTCTCTATCGTTACCTGCTTGATCTTTAATTTTTATTCGCTCTTGTGGTATAGAAGCATTATACCTGTACTGTGGACCAAACCTTAACTCAGAAGGCATTGAGCTACGATCTTTAAGGAACAATTTAGGGTCTAGACCGGCTGTGCGTATTCTATAAATCTCTTCACCCATATTAGACGGTAAGTCACCAATACGATCAAACTTATCTTTTCTAGCATACGATGCGGCAACTGATGGTTCTGATGTGACAAATACAACTTTACCACTCTTTGACGCATCAGGAAGTTTAGGGTGTATTTCATCTGCGCCACTGAATCCCAGTGTCGTATCACTACGTACATCACCACGATATAAAAACTCAGGCAGTTCGCCACTAAGATCTTCAAGTTCACGTTCTTTAAGAGCCTCATCAATAAGGTCAGTAACACGTTCAGCATAATCGTACTCAAAACCATCATCTTCATAATCATAGTCATAGTACTGATTAATTTGTTTACGTTCTTCAGGTGTTAGTTTATTTAATATCTTCTGTACTACAGCTTCCATTATATCTATGTGCAGTGCTTCACCATCCTGAAGAGCATTAAGATTTTCCATAGTCATTGGCTGACCATCTTTATTTAAACGAGACAACTTATCTTTATCTATTATATCACCAATAGGGTCGGGTACTTTAAGTCTAGGGTTTTCTTCATCATACTTCTTAACTGCATCCAATACTTGAGGAAGATAATCATCATATAACTTAAGTAAACGCTTATTGTCAATCATTTCCGGTTAACCTCTTCAATAAATTGTCTTACCTTCAACTCGTCATCTAGATGATTAAAAATTGAATCATCACGATATGTTGAAGATTCAGATGTATCAATAGTATTAATTCTTATTGACATACCATTTTTGTGTACTATTGTCATTTCTAATGGACGATGTACAACATTAGACGCTCTTATTAGAAGAGCTGTAAGAAACTCTACTGACCACTCTTGTTTAGTCAAAAGCCTAAGAGCTTTATGCGTCTTTGCTCTTTCTTGTTGAATCTCTAGCCATTGTTTGAGTATTGACATCAGAATCCCGGAACCTTTAAAGCTTGCGCTATAAGCTTCAATAACTGTCCACCCAAGGTAGGTAGACGTATTTTAATACCACTACTAGTGATTGAAAAAGGAGGCCAACCACCACCAAATCCTGTCCATAAAGCTCTAGCTAATGGAACACCCATACCCATTATATACCTGCCTTTGGTACACTTTCTTCACCAATTACATTCCATAGTGCATAGCGCATAGCTGGAAGTAAGTCAGGATGGTACGCTTTCATGTCTACCTCAGGATAAACCTGGCCATTAGGACCACGCTTAAGAATTGTTTGATCACATTCAGACGCAGCTTTACTGCCTTCTATTAACAATAATCCACCGGTTCTAAGTAAATCACGTATCTTATCAAACATCTGGACTTTCTGCGTTTTATGTGCATTCTGTATATTTAATCGTAATGTAGGATGATTATCTAAACGTACATTCATATTAAAATGATCAGTCACACGTTGTTCATTATCATCCGCATCCCATAATATACGTTTATTTGCTTCTTTTGGTTCAAGAGTTGGGAAGAACTCAAGAGCTTTTTCCCATGCATGTTTGATACAACTTTCTAAATACTGCAGCTGACTAATCGTTCTATCTTTTATATCTAAACGATTATACTTGTCTTCATGAAATTGGTAACCACGACGTCCTACAGTATCCCAAGCGATTCCAAAAAGTGTATCATGATCACCAACACCGTAATCGATACCAAACAAAACCATATCAATATGGAAATTAGGCACAGCTTCACGAGGATTATAGGTATGATATTCAGGGTAGAGTAAAAGATCTTCATCATATATCCATTCACCTCCATATTCTCGTTTAGCGTATGTTGTATCCATAGTTAAACCCATTTCGGCTAACTCATCAATAACATACTGCTCTTTAAGAATCGGGTCTATCGGGTACGGATTTTCTTTATATGTCCAGAAGAAATGAGGTACTTCCCACTCTTTCCAACACTTCTCACCATAAGTACCTTTAGTCCTTGGAGGTGTACCTGCACAAATAAACTTATTAGACGTCGCATAGTCCATCTGCATAGGTCTAAGAACCTCACGAACCATATAGTGCAAAAGCTCACCTTTAAGAGCGAAAAACTCATCAAGTAGAATAATGGGTGATTTATAACCCAAGATTTTATCAGGGTCCTGTATAGAAGATAAGCCACAAATGACTATCTTCGATCCATTGTCAAGACGACGCCAATTTAATCTCTTACCACGACGATCTCTTAATTTACATTTATCAATAATCTGATTCACAGCTGCTTCAAAAATATGTTCTGTATGTTCCATTGTCTGACCAATGTAGATTACAGTAGTATTAGGAGTACGTAGAGCTTCTATAAGAGCTGCAGCTGAAAGTAAGTGTGATTTTCCTGCTCGTCGTGAACAACAGATTAGTTTAGTTCCTACACCGCTATTAAGTACTTCTAATTGTTTATCAAAAAGAGTATGAATAATTTGGTAGACATTAAAAGCATTGTCATAATCAAGGTCTGCTACCTTCGTCTCACCAGGTCTACCGTCAATTCTATCCATTAAATATATCATCATGCGCGTATCGCCACGTTGCACAGCTTTATTATAAGCTACTCTGATAAGATGCTGTTTTCTTTGTTCACCATCTCTAAAAGCTGTATATGCATATTCATTTACTTTATCTAATTGTTCTTTAGCTAAGTTTACACGAACTTCTAATAGTTTAGCCATATTCTTGTTGACCATATATTTACCATTAGAAGTCTCAATCATACCTTCACAAGCGGCTATAGTCTGTAAGTTGAGCCATTGAGCCAAACAAGCTTCTGCTACAGCTACTGCTTTTTTAGTGTCTTTTCTGACATACTCCTCA